AACTTCTTCCCAACTGCTGAAATGCCCTCAGTTCCATTCCGCATGCATTGGCGGAAGAAAGATGGAGAGATGATCATTGCTAAGGGTGTGACGGAACCAGGCATTGCAACCACTTGGAAGTCATTCACTGGTGGTATGTATCGTAATCTAACGATCAACACTTTTGACGGTCTGTGCGGCGCCACATTGGTATCCGAGACTAATGGAAGTGTGATCCTTGGAGTACATCTTGGGGGTACAGCAGATACGCCTATTGGTGCATATGGAAGTGTTACTCAACAGCAACTTTTTGCTGCATTTGAAGAATTGAGGCAGATGGAAGGGGTTATTCTGTCTGGTGAAGCTGGAAAATTTGAGACGACTGTGCTTGGTGTGCAAGTGTTGAAGAGTGATCCACTTCATAAGAAGAGTGCTCTGAATTATCTCCCAGTAGATTCTCAAGTTGAGTATTATGGTTCGTGTGTAGGAAGGTCCTTGACGAAAAGTGATGTTAGGGTGACTCCAATCAGCGAGCACATCGTTGACGTGTGTGGAGTGCCCAACATTTACAGGGGTCCAAAATTGAACCCCGATTGGTACGGTTGGCAAAAATGCTTGGAAAATTTGGCCGTACCCGCGCTTCCATATCCTCATGATCTCTTAGAAAATGCAATTAGAGATTATAAGGAGCCGCTGTTAGAGATATTTGAGAGACCAATGTGGAAGGAATCTCGTCCTTTAACGGATCATGAAAACCTGTGTGGGATACCAGGTAAGAAATTCATGGATGCGATCAAGCTTAACACCTCTGTTGGATTCCCATTGTCGGGACCAAAGAGGTGCCATGTTATTGAACTTGAACCAACAGAAGAGTGGCCAAACAATAAGGAGTTGGAGCAGACTCTTATGGATGAGATCAATCGCATTGAGGATTGTTATCGTCGAGGAGAAAGAGGCTATCCTATTGCGAAAGCATGTAAGAAAGATGAAATTCTTACGAAAGATAAGTGTCGAATCTTCTATGGAAATGCCTTATCCTTGACGTATCTCATTAGGAAGTACTATCTACCATTGTTGCGCGTATTGCAAATGAATCCATTGGTGTCAGAATGTGCCGTGGGAATTAATTCTCATGGTCCTGAATGGCAACAATTTCATGAGCATGCCACGAAGTTTGGTATGGATAGACTGTTTGGTGGTGACTATGGTAAGTATGATCAGAAATTGCCCTCCCAGTTGATCTTTGCATCGTTGCGAATCTTGATTGATTTCGCACGTGTTTGTGATTATACTGAAGAGGATATTCGTATCATGGAAGCGATGACCGGAGATATCGTATTCGCTTACATTGCTTTCAATGGTGACCTTATCGGACTTACTGAGGGAACACACATTAGTGGGAATTCGTTGACCGTCATTATCAATGGAATCTGCGGCTCTTTAAATTTGAGGTGCTTCTTCTATACTCGGTACCGACCTGAGTCTTTTGAAAAACGCCTCGTCTTCAGAGAATGCGTGGCAGCTATGACATATGGAGATGACAATGTCGGTTCTGTAAAGGAAGGTATTGACGGATTCACCATTAGGGGGTGTTCGCATTTCTTGGCCGAATATGGTCAAGTGTATACCATGCCTGATAAGGAATCGGAATTGTTGGATTTTCTTCCAAAAGATGAATTCGAATTTCTAAAACGTAATAGCGTGTGGCACTCAAAGCTTGGAGTGCATGTTGGTGCATTGTCGGATAAGTCAATATATAAATCTTTGCATTGCTTTATGCGAGGTAAGAATTGCCCATTGACTGAAGAGCATGCATGTGCACAAAATATTGATGGAGCCTTGCGAGAATGGTTCAATCATGGTGAGGAGAAATATGAGAAACAACGTGCCCTAATGAGGGAAGTTGCTACTCGTGCTGGTATTTCTCATATATGTACTGGCTTGGAACTCAGTTATAGTGATCGTGTGACTGACTGGGTTGCCACTTACAGCAATTAGTCGCTTCGGGGACGTTAAATCCGACCCAGTTTCAAATCTGATGGTGAACAAAATTGATACCAGTCGCTTCGGGGACGTTAAATCCGACCCAGTTTCAAATCTGATGGTAAGCAAAATTGATACATGTATATGGATACCGTGTATATTTTGATATTTATGTGTTTTGTAGAACTTACATAGGCTTTGCATGTTTAAGGGTCCCTAACGGGGAATCGAGAGATGAGTACACCCTGCTCAAACGTAAACACTTCGTTCTGTTTGAGTTAACCCGCTCAGCAGTCCATACATAAAAGGGTTACTAATATATATAAAAATAAAAATAATGTAGATTTATTTGAATATGACAGTGTTGAGGTTGGCACTGGCACTCGCCCATTGGTCGAGATTAACAACTGTACTTTTAACGTTGAGGTTGGCACTGGCACTTGCCCATTGGTCGAGATTAACAACTGTACTTTTAACAAGTGCAAACCACAATCTGGTTTGGAAACATATGCAGATGGAACGACAAATGACAATTCTATTTTTAAAATCAATGGCAATTCACAAGTTCAGAATGTGAATTTCTCTGATCAGATTGAATCTTATGTGTACGAAGTTGAGTCTGTTGTAGATCCCACTCGAACATTACAGGATACTAATGATGCGACATTGGAGAATTTCTTTAAACGTCCTATTAC